TCTGTAAGCATATAGTCCCTGACGTTGTACCACTGATTCTAAGTAAGGATTTACCGTTGCTAAGAACTTGTTTCTAGTTGCTATAGTATTTTGTTCGAATACCAAGTTTTTCGCTTGATCACCAATAAATTTCTTAAGTTCAATTAATAATCTTCTTACGTTTACTCTATCTAATGCTGATGCTTTAGTTTGTAAAGTTTTTTGTCCGAATACTGCAATACCTGAACCTGGGAATGTTGCAATTGGATTAACTTTAGCTGAGTAAAGAGTATCTCTATCACCTTTAGTTAATTTTCTTTCTGCTTGGATTACTCCTCCAATTCCACCTCTTACTAATCCTGCTGGTGCAAACCATGGTGCTGATGAAGCATCTGTGAATGCATATACTCCTGGAATTACTGTTCCTGCTGGTGACCATTCATTTCTACCTGTAGCTGATTTGATTTGTAACCAAGGCCAGTAAGTTGCTGCATAAGAACTATTTAATGTAACTGCTTGTGCTGTTACGTTTGTGATCGCTGGTTCAGACAATCCTACTAAATCTACTACTGCTATACAATCTCCTCTTGATTCTGCTAAAGATATGAAAGAGTTTACTGTAGAAGTAAATGTACTGTTTTTGTAAATTAAACCTGGTGCTGATACTATGTTGAATTGGTATTCATCTTTATTTGCAAGTAACGATAATGCTGTTGTGTAGTTAGCTGCTACTAATCCTTGTGACTCTCCTGAGTTTGCAATATCTGCAAAGAATTTAGCTCCTGCTTTAACTGCTCCTAATCCTCCGTAAAATGATCCTGAGCTAACTGTTGGTAGTGATGCTGAGTAAGATGTGCTTCCGTCTTTTCCTACTGTTACTCCATCAGTCCCTAAATAGTTAGGAGTTGTAAAGTTCACTGTAGATACTCTAACATAGTTTGATGCATTTGGATACTCACCTACTTGTGTGTTAAATGATACTCCTGATGTTGCATCGGTACTTACAGTAGTGTATTGGTTACCTATTATCTTTTCAATATAGCTGTCTGAGAAAGGGTCAAGGTTTACGTTAAATGTTTCTAGAACTGTCTTATTATTTGTACTATCATCTCCACTTCTAACTGTTAATGTAAATGTACCTAATGCATTGTTAACATTTGATACTTCCCATCTTACATTGTCTGTAGATCCTGATACTAATGATCCATCACTATTTTCAGCTCCTGAATCTCCTACTGCTGTTGAATTGTTATAGATTGTTCCTTTTCCTAATGTTTGTAAAACAAAAGTTGTTGAAGTGCTATTTGCTGTTCCTCCACCTAAAGTTGCTTTTGCACCTGCAAAACCTGTTGTTTGTCCATTATAGGTAGCAGTAAACAGTCTAGTTCCATTTTGAGCTGTACCTGTTGCTGAACTAGAAATTACTAAGTTTGTACCTCCTGTAACAAATGTAAGTCCTGTTTCGGTTGCAGAATTGTTTATTAAACTAGCTAATGATGCTGTCCACTGACCTATCGTATATGGTGAAGTTCCTGCATTTGGACTAAAATATCCATAGTTTCCCGCTGGATTGTAGTAGGTAAAATCCCCATTACCTGTGTAAGCAGTGAAGTAGTAAAAGTTTCCTGCAGTATCTGAAATTGTAACTGTAGAAAAAGATCCTGTATCAGCTGCACCTAATCCACTTAATGTTACACTTGCCGTTGCATATGTTCCTGCAATTTCTGTTCTTCCACTTCCTACTTTTGTACTTAATGCTCCTGAATAAGTTCCAGATACAATTCTAGTTACTAAAGCTGTTTGTCCACCATTTTGAAAATAGTTTTTAACTGCTACTGAAGTAAGGAATTCGTATTGCTTGTTTGAAGCTGATAAAAATGTTTCACCAAACTTTCTTACGTAATCACTATAAGATGTAACGATAAGAGGCTGGTTATCCGGCCCTTTTACTGTTGGTCCAACAAATGCTGCTCCTGCTTGGATTGGTGCTGGTGTAATGTAAGAGACGTCGTTTTCTCTTGCATAGACTCCTGGAGAGATAATTGATTCTGCCATGTTTTATAAATTTGTTTTTATTTTATTATAAATATCATTTGGTTTTGGTAAACCATCCTATAGTGTTAGGTTGTATATTCCATAATAAATAGCAATAAGTAGGCGAAACCTTTTTTTATTATTTAGATGGAATAAACTGTGCTTTATCTAAATCAATAGTTCCTTCTCCGTATGTACTTTGTAAAAAGTCTACTAGAGTTTTTTCCTCTTCTCTTATCTGTGCTAAGTACTGTTTTGCAATTTGTACTCTGTCTTCTATTTCTAGTTTTAGTACTTCAATTTGTCCAAACTCCATTATAATGGCTTGGTTTTTTTCTTGAAGGGATATGATTTGTTGTACCTCTTCTTGCTGTAACTTTTTTGTTTCCATGAATTTTAAATTACTTCTTGTTTTAGTATTTTCTCTATTGCTGGCTCTTCAACTACTTGTTCCACTACTGGTTTTACGTAATTTTTAAATTTTGAATTTTTATTAATATCGTTACTATCTTTTAGATTATCAATTACAAATGTTTGTAGTGCATCTATTAATTGTGAGTATACGTCTTTTATATCACAATTGTAGTTCAATGTACTTTTATCAATTGATTGGTATCCAACTGTTCCTCCTCCTGAGATAATTACATCTAGTGCGATATTACCTTGTGGTAAAAGATGAGGTAATAATTGTAAAAGTGGTGAGTCATAAATTAATCCTGATTGTGGGTTTTTAAAAAATCCTGTTACTTGTATTGCCATTTTATTTTTATGTTATGTTAAATCTTGCTTTAGTTGCATTATAGTTTTGTGTTACTTCTGTTTGTGTCAATGCTCTGTTATATATTTTTGCAATGTATAAGTTTCCAACATAGTATCTAGCACCACCAAATACACCAAAGTTATTAAATGTTCTTGTTACGGTGGTGAATGATGTAAGCGTAGTATCAGGTGAAGTTGTAGATTTGCCGTTAAAATACATTCTAACAATTTTAGATGAATCTAAAGTAAAGACCCAATGAAAAGTGCTATTTTGTGCTATTGAGCCAGCTGATGTGAAAGAGAAGTTGTAGTTTTGAGTTGAGCTATCAACAGTGAAACCTACAAAATAATTTGAAGTTGAATTAATTTCTGATACGTTGGTATTGTTACCTAGTATGGTTCTTCTATTAGCTGTAGTAGTATCAATAGGTCCTGTTATATTTCCTACAATTTCTAATGTATAGGTATTAGTTACTGTTATTGTAGGAAATGTAAAATTACTAGTAGTTCCATTAAATACTATACCACCTCCATTTGTGGGATCATAGCTACTACTAACTAATGATCCGCTTTTATTGTTTCCACTTAAATCCCTCCAAATTGTTGAACCACTTACGTATGATCTAAGATTTGCTGCATCTAAACTCATTAATAATCCACTTGCTACAGTAGGAGGTGTTCCAAAATATCCGTTCTTAGCTATTACTGCCATGTGTTATATTAAATTAAAACGTGTTTTTGTTGCATTATAGTTTTGTACTATTTCTGATTCTGAGAGTACTCTGTTGTATGCTTTGAATGTGTAGTATTCTGCATCTAGTGAGTTTGCAGTGGCACTTCCTGTTGGTTTCCCTAGTATTAAAGGAAAGTTATTATTATAAAAACTACCTATTAATGTTCCTGTATTTACAGTTGAAGTTAAAATTCCATTCCTATATTCTTTTAGCTGTAATGTTGATACATCGAAAACAGTTACTGAGTGTATCATGGTAAAGTATGGGAAGGTTACAGAATTTGCTCCACCTATTGATACATAATCTGCAGTATTTCCATTATCCACTGAAATGACTACTCCTGCGTTAGTAGTTGTGTTATTGTTGAGTCTGTATTGGTAGCCAGGTTCAAGACCTAAGGTAACTGTAAGACTTCTTTTACTGTAAAGTGTGTTTATAGTCCCAGATGCTGTTGCTGTTAATTGTACTACCATTTCAATTGAAAAACTTCCTGTATTAAAATTTAGTAGTGATGAGTTATTTAAAGTACAAGTTGATTGACTTGAGCTTCTGAATAATAGACATTTTTTATTTGTATCAAATCCTACATTAGATAATGATCCACTCCCATTGTTTCCACTTATGTCATTCCATACTGTAGATCCAGATACGTACGATTTTTGATTAGCTGCATCTAAACTTAGTACTAATCCGTCTATTACTGTTGGTGGTGTATTTTTATATATTGCCATAACTTACTTGTTGTTAAAAGAAACTTGCACTCATGTATCTTGTTCCATTGTGTACAAACAAAAATGATCCTGACCAATATGCACTTCCTAGTTGAGGAGATGTTGATTGAGAAAGTGGTAATATAAATGATCCAGTTGCTTTTAATGTACCATTTATAATAATTTGTGATCCTGTTTTTTGTAATACTTTTGTTGGATAATCATAAATATTTACATCCCAGTTTGAAGTAGCCTCTATAATTGGTAATCCAGATACATCATTTACTAAATAAATTGATCCCGATGTTATATCATTTACTGTAAATTGTGTTCCAGTTCCTAATGAACTAAAATCTGCTATTATGTTTGAACCAGAAGTTGCTGCAGCACTACTTGTTAGGAATGTTGGTGCAACTCTAAATGCTGTTTGATTTTGTGAACCTGTTGTTTGTAAAAAAGTTGGTACTAAGTTTAATCCATAAACTGATGCTCCTACAACTGCTGATTGTGATATTGATTGTGATACTATAAAGGCAGATTGTGATGCTGCTAAGACAACAGTAGGTGTATTTGAAATTACTTGACCATTATTTTGTACTGTTAGTAAATTAATAGGTGTTGAATTACTTACAACTAATGCATTTCCTGTTGTTGCAGAAGAACCT